TCACTATCCTCATTGACAATCCTAGTCCTGATGAACCAACTGAGATTTCTCTCTTTGAGAGTGAGATTATCTCAATTAAAGCAATCTCATAGCGCTTAGAACAATCTAGGCGCTTTTGTTTTGCAATAAATTGCTATTAACCACTATAAACCGTATGGATTTCCATTCGGTTTTTCTTTTGCCCTGGAGCATGGCGTAAAACTGTCTTAATTTGTCCATGTGACGTAAAAAAGGAGGAGTTAAGACATGAGTCTTAAACGTGAAATGTTAGTTGAGGCAGGTATCCAGGATAAGGCAGTGATTGACAATATCATGCAAGCGTACGGTGCAGGTATTGAAAATGCCAAGTCACAAGCTAAGTCGGAACTACAAGTCGAAAACGACGCATTAAAACAACAACTTGAGCAACAAACCCAAGCTATTCAGGACCTACAGGCCAAAGAGGGAGCGAGTGCTGAGAGCAAACAACAACTTGAAGAACTAAAAGCCCAATTTGACCAGTACAAGCTGGATAGTGAGGCAAATCTCGCTCAGATCACTAAAACAAACGCTGTAGCCCTTGCTTTGAAAGACGTAGGAGCTTACAACTCAGAGGACTTGATGAAATTCATTGACCTAGACAAAATCGAGCTAGGAGAAGATGGAAAACCTCAATTAGAGGACACAATCAACTCACTCAAAGAGTCAAGCCCTTACCTTTTCCAAGCAGAGGACAAGCAGCCTAACCCTAAGATTTCAGTCGGAGGCAATCCAGCGGCTGGTCCAGACGCAAAAGGTAACGCTTTTGATGAAATCATGAGCAAATATGAATAATAAAGGAGAGTAGAATGTCTACAAAAATTTTCACACAGAACTACATGGCTTTGCTAGCCAAAATCACAGAAAGCCGATCACGTTTTCTACGTTCATTCGGTGGTAAAATCCAAGTCTTTGACGGAGTTTCAGACTCTGACACTATGCTGCATTTGAAAGTGAACTCTACAAAAGCTGTTGTCAAGAAGTATGACAAGGGCGAAAATGTAGCTTTTGGAACTGGTACAGGTTCAACTAATCGCTTTGGTGCACGTACAGAAATTAAGTCTATTGACAAGGCTGTGCCTTATGAGGCGCCTATCTCAATCCATGAGGGGATTGATAATGTAACTGTTAATGATGTAGCTGACAAGGTAGTAGCTGAGCGCTTGGAAGAAAACGCCCTAGCTCAAACAGAGTACATCAATGAACTACTTGCAAAAGCCTTGTCTGATAATGCAAGCGAAACAATTGAGGGCAAGATGGACGAGGCAGGAGTGACAAAAGCATTTGCTACAGCTCACAAGAAATTTGTTAATAACAAGGTTTCTAAGAGCATTGCATGGGTTGCTTATGTCACATCAGATGTATATGATTTCTTGATTGACTCAAAACTTGCCACAACAGCTAAGAACTCATCAGCTAACATTGATGATCAAACAATGTACAAATTCAAAGGTTTTGTCCTTGAAGAAACTCCTGACGAATATTTCCAAACAGGGGAACAAATCATGTTTGTAGTTGATGATGTTGGTGTTGCTGGTGTAGGTTTGCAAATCGTCCGTACTATTGATGCAGATGATTTCTATGGAGTAGCAATCCAGGGAGCTGGTAAGTACGGTAAGTATATTGCTGACGAAAATAAGGTAGGTATCCTTAAAGCAAAATTGGCCCCAGCTGGTTAAGAAAAGGAGTAGTCTAAATGGCTAAATTTAAAGTTATCTCTGATTTTTGGGACATTGAGAAAGATGAGTATGTAAAACAAGGCTCAGTAATTGATGTTACTAAAAAACGAGCGGAAGAAATCAATAGTAATATTGGTTTTCAGGTAGTTGTAGAAGAAAAAGCAGAAAAAGAAGAAAAGGGGTAGTCTAAATGGCTAAATTTAAAGCGACATCAAACGTTGTCTTTATTGTTGATGGCAAAGAACAAAGCTATGACAAAGATGCAGAGTATGACATGGATGTCAAGACGTCTGATGAGCTCAACGCTAAAGGTGAAATTACACACCCTGAACTCAGTCCGTTCTTTAAGCGTGTTGACAAAGAAGAAAAAGCAAAGGCGGATAAATAACACCGCCTTTTTAAATTGGAGGTGGTTACTATCGCTTATTTAACAAAAGATGAGTTTAATGATTTAGGATTTGATGAAGTTGAGAACTTTGACAAACTGCTACAGAGGGCAGAGATTGCTATCAACCTCTTTCTTAACAATTTCTACAGTTTTGTAGATTTTGAAAAAGAAATTGAGCACAGAAAGAAAGCTGTTAAGCTAGCTACAGCGTTCCAGATAGCATACTTAGATGCCAGCGGAATCACTACGGCTGATGATAAGCAATCAGTCTCTACTGTGGTATTAGGTAGGACCCATGTGACCTATAAAAATACCTCTAACCAATCATTAGAGAGTGCTAGGTATAATCTATCACTTGACGCCTTGAACGTGCTCAAAGGAGCTGGTTTTGGCTACAGGGGGGTAGGTTATGACAGACATTGATAAACGATTATTGATTGATGCTGTGACTATTCAAAAAACAACAGGGGAATTAGATGGGTGGGGTAAAGAAACTTTAAAACAACCATTGATACTTAAACCTGTTAGATTTGATAGGCAATATCAAGTGCAGGGGACGCAGAATAATCGTAAAGAGTCCAAGCCTAGCACATTGTTTGTATACCCTAAACATTGCCCAGTTGTCCTAGATGATACCTTTAAAAATGCCATTATCAATGACGGAAAGCGAGACTACAGAGTGACATCTGTTATCCCTGTCAGTTATCCACACAAACAAAAAGTATTTTGTTACGAAGTGGAGTGTATCTGATGGGCGTTGGTGTATCTGTCAAAGTTGATTTAAAGGGCATTGAAAACAAGGTGTCCCCAACAGCGTTGGCAAAAGGTAAGTTAGCAATATCTAATCAGATGTTGATTGATTTCACTCCTTTCATCCCTCGTAAGAGTGGTGAGCTTAGTGGAAGTGGTCAAGCCTCCAAGGATGGCGTTAAGTATCCTGGGCCTTATGCTAGAGCTCAATTTTACGGATCAAGCTACAACAAGGTTAGGACTTTTGTCTTTAGAAAGTACACCACACCTGGAACAGGTAAGCGGTGGGACTTGAGAGCCTCGGCTCTACATGCTGATAATTGGGGGAAAGTCGGACTAAGAGCAATGGGAGTAAAAGCATGAACAATAATGATTTTTCAGAAGTCCTCAGAGATTTCATCAATACACTAGGTCTCTCTCTGGCTTGTAGGCTTGACTACTTGTCAGAGAGAGAGGATTTAGTCCTATATCCTCTGCCAGGCGGCAAAGTTTTAAAAGAGTACATGAACGGCAAGCAGGACATCAGTCTTGTATTTGAGGTGGCAATCAAAACGACTGATCACCAAAAAACAAGCTCTATCTTGTGGGCCATCAATCATGCTCTCGCTGATTTTAATCTGGATCTGCCTAGCAAAAACAACTCATATCAATTCAGAGGCCTTGAAGTATCACAGCCGTTTCTTAATGACCGTGATGATCAAGGCTTTTATATTTACATGTTAGATGTAACGGCACAACTTGAAACAAATGGAGGAAATTAAATGCCAAAAATGAAAAACGCCAAGCGCAAGCACTATGTGGCGCCTTGGTTACCAACAGCACCAGCTACTGAGCCAGCGAATGATGCTTGGAAATGGCTTGCGGATGGTGTTACAACCTCAGAGGTTGAAAACGACGAAGAAACAGACGACGTAGCATACTACAGCGGCGACGGTACGCCTGAAACTGTTGTCACCTCAGTCAAATATGGTTACTCATTTGAGGGTGATTATATCAAAGAGGATGCTGCTCAAGCTATTATCGCTGGCATGCGTTTCATGACTGGTGATCAACGTAAACTGTGGTTCAAAGTAGTTGATGCAGACGGAAAAACTCAGTACGTTGGAGTTGCTACTGCCTCTGCCATTAAAATTGGTGGTGGTGAGGCATCTGAGTATGAGAATTTTGAAGTCACTATTACTTGGAACTCAGCACCTAAACAGTCTGCTGTAGTCGGTTGATGATTTAATCTAGGGGAGTGAAGCTCCCCTTTTTATTTTTGATTTTAAAAATTAGTAGGAGAGAAAACAAATGGTAGTAATTAAGAAACGTGACAATGTCATCCCTGTTGACTTTGGAGAGTTCAAACTTGAATTTGTAGCCAATGACAAAAATATCCACAAAATGGAGTCTGTTGGTAAAAAGCTTGAGAAAGAGGGCGAGGAAATCTCTAAAACAGAGGATAGCAAAGCCTTTGAATCATTGCAGGGTATGGTAAAAGAATCATGGACTGAATTATTTGATGAAGATGCCTATAACAAAGTTTATGCTTTTTCTAATGGCTCAACCGTTGATACTATGGCCTATTTGCTTGAAACTATCACAGGTGTCGTTGAAGAATGGGAAAAACGCAGCAACTCTGATGCCCTTAAAAAATATCTAGGTGACTAACATGCTGGATTTATCAAGGAAATTGACGGATGAGTTAGTCCTTGGTGATGATGTGTACCCTATGAATATAGCTTTTAACAAGGTCTTGAAAGTGGTGGAGATGATCAATGATGATGACATTGACGAACTTTACAAACCTTACCTGGCTATTCAGATTTTGACTAGTGTAGATTTTACTCAGGCTTTGACTCCTAAACAAGCTACAGCAATCTTTAAGATGATATTTGAGGAACATATCAGAATTATCCCAGCTAAAGATACAGCACCAGTGCTAGACCTAGCAGGCAATCCTATCAAGAGTAAAATACGCTCAAAATCCCAATCAGAGGATGGAGAGCGCCTTTTCAGTTTGAAGTATGATGCTGAATATATTTACTCATCATTCTTGCAGGCCTACGGCATTGATCTCATTGATGCTCAGAACAGCCTACACTGGAAGAAGTTCAACGCTCTGCTTAATGGGCTCCCCAGTGATACTAAATTTGCCGAGGTGCTCAAAATACGTTCTTACAAACCTCAAAAAGGAGACAGTAAGAAGTACAAGGAGAGTATGAAAGAACTCAAAAAAGAGTACGCTCTACCTAAAGAATTTGACTACTAATTTTAGAAAGGAGGTACAAAATGGCAGATGGTTCAGTTACTATCAAGGTTGATATGGATGGTTCCAATGCCCAGGCTGGAGTAAGTAAGCTCAAGTCTTTATTTGGAGGCCTTGAGAGCGCAGGCACCAAAGTTGGCTCTGTCTTTAAATCTGTATTGGGTGCTAATTTAATTGGATCAGCACTCACTACAGGGATAGGTACTATTACTAGTGGTGTCCGTGAAATGGCCTCGGAGCTTAATAGTTCTCAGAAAGCATGGAAAACTTTTGAGGGGAACCTCCAAGCCTTTGGGCGTTCAGCTGATGAAATCAAGGCTGCTAAGACCGAGATGCAAGATTTTGCAACTAAAACCATCTACTCAGCCTCTGACATGGCTAGTACCTACTCTCAACTTGACGCAGTTGGTACTAAAAATGTTGGTAGTCTAGTTAAAGCTTTTGGTGGTCTAGCCGCATCAGCAGAAAACCCAGCACAAGCCATGAAATCACTGTCCACTCAAGCAACACAGATGGCAAGTAAGCCTAAAATTGCCTGGATGGATTTTAAAATTATGATGGAACAGGCCCCAGCTGGTATGGCTGCGGTTGCAAAAGAGATGGGAATGTCTACGGCTGACCTCGTAAAAGCTGTCCAAGATGGCAAGGTCAAAACTGAGGACTTTTTCGACGCTTTAAACCGAGCAGGGAACTCTGAAGCTTTTCAAAAGATGGCGACAGAGTTTAAAACAGTTGACCAAGCTATCGACGGAGCAAAAGAAAGCTTATCTAATAAGCTTATGCCAGCCTTTGAAAAACTTAACAAGTTTGGAATTAAGGCAGTCAATGCAATATCTGACGCTCTTGAAAAAATCAATTTTGATAGCATGGCTGAAAAGCTAGGTGCGTTCTTAGAGGGTATCGACATTGAGGGAATTATCACTAGAATCAGCTCATCAATCTCTAATGTTGTTTCCAAAATCAAAACGTTTTGGGCTGCGTTCTCAAACACTGGTGCAGTTACTGCTTTTGTCGAGGCTATTAAGAGCATTTCAGGAGCGATTGGACATGTGTGGGAGAGTTTGACAGCATCAGATGTGTTAACGACTCTAGGAAGTGTATTAGGGAATATTGTCAAGTGGCTTTCTCAGGCTGCAACCGCAGTAGCTGACTTTGTTTCAGGCTTAGATCCAGCAACAATACAAAGTGTAGCCACAGCGATTGTCAGCATTGGTACAGCATTACTAGGCATCAAGACGGGAGTTAAGATTGCGCAGGCGCTCAAAACGGCCTTTGATTTTGGTAAGAATTTAGTAAGCCTTGTAAGTAACATTCTAGGTCTGACAACAGCTCAACTTGCTAATGCTGGGGCAAGTGCCGCAATGAGTGCAGGAAATACCGCAGTAGGGACAACTGCATCAGCAAGTGCTGGCTCCGTCATGAAACTAGGCGCAGCGATCCTTATGATTGGCGCAGGGGTGTTAATGGCAGCGGCTGGTGTTTACGTTCTGGTACAAGCAGCAATACAGCTTGCCTCAGCAGGAACTGGGGCACAAGTTGCAATGCTTGGCATTGTTGCAGGGATAGCCTTGTTAGCAGCAGGAGCAGCTGCGATAGGTCCAGCATTGACAGCAGGAGCCGTAGGTATTCTAGCTTTTGGAGCTTCCGTTGCTCTTATTGGTGCTGGTATTGCCGTTGCTGCTCTTGGGATTTCTGTACTTGTTACAGCCATCTCGAATGGGATGACTCAGATTATTAACGCTATATCTGCAAATGCCCCACAGATTGTAACAATTATCCAGGCTATTTCAGAGGGCATCAACACAGCAATGACTGGTATTGCCACCATCATTACCTCTGTAGGAGTAGTTATTAGCGCCGCTTTGCAAGGTATCGCTAATATCTTTACCTCAGTTGGGCAAGCAATATCTACTGCTGCTCAAGGAATCGGTAAAGGTATTGAGAGTGCCTTTAATGGCATTTCCAATGTTATCACCTCTGTAGGTAATGCTATCAAGGGTATATTAGACGGCCTTGCTAATGTATTCAACTCTATTGGTACTGCTGCTCAAAAAGCAGGAAATGGATTTAAGCAGTTAGCTCAAGGGGTGGTAATGATCACTAATACCAACCTTGGGGATATGGCAGCATCTTTAGCGGCCGTTGCTATTGGTGTTGGTAAAATTTCTGGAGCAAGTGCTGGTATGGCAAGTGCTGGTGCAGGGATGCAAGCGCTAGGAACAGGTCTGAGCATGATACAGTCTAGTGGAACAATGGCCGTAGCTGTATTAACATCAATGGCTAGCTCTATACCTACCATATCGGAATCTATAACTAGTTTAGCGCCAGCAATGACAAGCGCTGGCTCTGCTATGACTGCCTTTGCATCATCTACTATGTCCTCTTTTGCTAGCCTTGCTGGTTCAGTAGCAAGTGTTATGGCTCTACAGACAGGGTTGACGGCTCTATCAAGTGCAATGATGATGGCTCAAGCAGGAGCCTCTGCAATGTCAGCAGTTTTGGCAAGTATTACGAGTTCAGCAACAATGGCAGGCACTGCTATTATGCAACTAGCTACATCAGTACCTATGGTTGCATCAGGATTTACTAATATTTCTAGTGCTGCTACAACAGCAATGGCTCAACTTAATTCTGTTGTTAGTTCTGCAATGACACAAGCTGTAGCAATAATGCGCTCAAGCATGCAACAGATGGTCTCTGTGGTCATGCAATCAGCTACTCAAATGACACAAGCTGGGCAACAGGCAGGGCGTGGGGTTTCTAACGGTATTACTAATGGTATCCGTTCAGGAATTGGATCAGCAACGGCTGCAATGTCAGCAATGGTGAACTCTATCCAATCTACAGGGATGAGAGGCGTGTCTACTATGCGCTATGTAGGCTCTATGATTGGTCAAGGCTTAGCAAGTGGTATGTATTCAGCTCTGGGGGCTGTAACAGCAGCAGCTAATGCGCTAGTCGCTCAGGCTGAAAGAGCTGCACAGGCTAAGGCTAAAATCCACAGCCCGTCAAGACTATTCAGAGACAATGTAGGTAGATACATTGCTCAAGGTATTGCTGTAGGTATTGAAAAAAATACCTCGGATGTAACAGATAGCTTGGCCTATGTACAGAGAGAGATGTCAGCGTTCAAATTTGGCGTTGAGGACTTACTAGGCTTAGGCAGTAGCACTCTGTCTAGTCAATTTAAGCTTAAATCACTTACAGAGAGAGCTGAGACAAGCCACATTGAAGTTATAAGAGACCAAGCTGATAAAACACTTGCTAGAGCTCTCGAGATTGCTGAGGATGCTGTTAAGCGCCCTGTGAATATGGTGCTAGATGATGGTACTCTGGTCGCAAAAATCGGAGGGCCTATGACCAACTACCAAAATGACAAACTATTGATCGATAACATGATGAGAGGAATTATCTAAATGAATAATAATACTATTACTTTCAATGGGTTTGACCTCTCTGAGGTTATTAAAATCATTGAAATTATCAGACCAGCAGGAAACGAGCGTCATATTACTACAAATGACGCTCCTCTTTTAGGGGTGAATCTACAAGAGGTAAGGACAGGGCCAAAGGTCATAAAGATCAAGTTTGCTATGCAATACGACAACGGTACGACCTTAGAGGCGGCTAAACACAAATTAGCAGGAATCTTTAACACTCCTGACCCTGTTAAAATTATCATCTCTGATGAGCCTGACAAGTATTACATGGGCCTAGTATCTGGCTCAGTTGATATGGACAATGTGACTAGATGGTTTCAAAAAGGTAGTTTTGAATTACTTATCCCTGATGGAGTTGCACATAGCTCAACCTACAGGGTGTTTGATAATGGGCTAGAGCAATCTGACAAGATTGTTTTTAATTTGATCAATGATGGGAATGTTCCAGCATTTCCTGTGGTTAAAATCAAGAATAATGCTGAAAATGGCTATATCGGACTAGTGAACGCCAGTGGAGCTCTTGAAATTGGAGAACGTAAGGAGGCTGATACAGCGATAGTCAAGCGTTCTGAGGTCTTGCTTGATTTCAGAGGTGACAAAGTCGCTGATGGCTTTGCTAGAGCTATCAAAAATAGCTCGGTGACTAACAGTCCAGAGAATTTGATAGGTACAGCAGAGCTAGTCACAGTAAATGGCAAAAAGTATGTCAAACTAAGAGAACAGTCTAGCGGTACATACAACGCTAGCTACTCAACAGGTCTGTCATGGGAAATCCCTGCTGACTCTGCTAGAGAAAGAGGCTCGCTCAATGACTACATTTTCGGTAGATTGGTCTACCAATTAGAATCTGCTAATCAATGCGGATTTATTAAAGTAACTGTAACAGACACAGCAGGGCGATTTTTGTATGGAGTTGAAACTTATAAACGTTACAACGGGCTAGATTGTGGGTTCAATATTTTTGCAACGGATAACAACAACGGATACAACTTTTTAAAGACTTTGGATTTCGACTCCTCGAACACAAACAAAAATCCTTTTGCATTGACAAGAGGACAGTT